TGTTGTCCCTGAAATTGGGTCAATTAGATACATCGCAGGATATACGTAATTACAGTCACTTCTTGGACCACCACCATTTGTTGTGATGTTATCATAGGTGTAACCAGTAATCTCATAACCTTCATCGTCATAGAATCTATAACGAACATAATATGGTTCAGATAACAATGCACCACCCAAGAAATAGTTTGTAAATCCAAGTGTGTAGTAATCGGTCTCCAATAGGTCTTGTGTTCTTGGAGCGTTTGTTAAGAATAACCCACTTGTTGTTGGATTTGTTGATAGTGGAGTTCCTGACAATACAAATGGACCGATATTGAAATCTTGTTGTGTTGCTCTACCATTAACACCCATTGTTGAACGGAATGTCTTGTGTAAATTTGATGGTTCAGCAGGTTGACCAACGGCTGTACCTACACCAGTAAAACCAGTAATACCACCCAATGGTGTATCAGAGTATTCATACCCTGTCTTTAAGAAATATGAGATGGTCTCATCTGTTGATGGACGTGAGAATGGGAATGTGGTGTGTGTATAGATTGGTGTGGTATTCCAATACGACACAGGGTTATTCTGTGTGTATGTTTCCAAAATCTGTTGTAAATCGATTATTCCAAGTCCATAAGGGTTTGGGGTACACTTACCACGAAATACGTTAACACCATTAACAAATAGGTCATATACGAACCTGAATTTAAATGTTGTTAGTGGATTATACGTATTGGCTGAAACGGTGAAGAATAAACCGTCAGATAATACTGGTTGAAATTGTTCTGGTGTGTTAATATAACTTAAACTCATCTTCTTGTGATTGCTGTGTCCGCTACAGGACCTTTAATGATTATTCTTTTGTCTTCTAATAGTTGTTGTAAAAATCCTGCTGCGTATTCACCCAAATAATACACAACTGAATCTAAAACGCTATCTATACCTTTATCTACAAATAGTGTCTTGTAGATACCATATTCACCAACCGAACGTTGTAATAGGAATGCTCTATCATCATTTGACATAAATCTACCTTTTTTGTCTCTGAATTGTGGTATATTACGTTGTCTTGCCCATGTTGTGATAACAGATATCGGTGGGTATTTCGCACCTTCTAATTTACCCTTTCTACCGTAGTTAACCCAATACCAATAATCAGCTGTTCCAAAGTCCACAACCATATTTAATTCACCATCCTCCAAGTCTGTTTCATAATACACATTAACTGAGTTATATAAAGTTCCTGTGTTAACTCTGTCAGATAAACTTGGAAATCCAAATCCTGATACTGGTTTTGTTTGACCTCTATAACCTCTTGATGGACGTATCTTTCTCAATTCACCTTGAATTGAATTTTTAACCAAGTCGGTTATTAAACCTTGTATATCAGATTGTGTTAACATTAGTTCGCCTGTCTTCCAAGTTTAGTTTGTAATTGACTAATATAGATTGCGTATTGTCCAATACTTGTAGTTCTTTCAATCATATAACCAAATGAATAGAATGATGCTCTACAACTATCATATTCAAATACAACATTTCCGTCAGTGAATGATGCTCCAACACCGAAGTATAGATTGGTTGGTGCTACAGATGTTGCTGAGGTTGTTGAATCTGTGTAGTTAGTTGTAAATCCAATATTACTTGCGTCGTATCTAAACACAATTAACGGACCTGTTCTACCCGTCAATATACTTGGACCACCATAAGCGGTAATGCTATTCCAGTTTACGGTATAGTTCACAAATGATGAGGCATCAATACCTCTTGAAATAAATCTTGAATCTGGTGAGAATGAACGAGAACCAAAGTTTGTTACTTGTGGACATGGTGTAGACAAATAAATTGCCGCATGAGTACTATTTTGACTACCAATATCAGATTGTGTTTTACCCGTTCCAATTAAAGCATAAGTTGATGAACCATTCCATGTTACACCACTCATATTAAATGTCGGTGAATTATAGAATGTTAAATCATCAGTGCCAGGATTAATTGCGTTAATCTGACAAGTAGCAGATGTTCCACCTATCAACGGATACATATACTGAATTGCCCCATATCCTTCTGTTTTACCATTTGGTAAAGTATAAACACCACCAAAGAACTCTGTGATGGATTGTTGTTCTATAGTGGTAGCAGTATAACCAGCAGTTTCAAGAGCATCTATATAAGTCACTGATGGTGCAGGTGAAATATACTCTGGTGTTCCACCCGTGTAAGATAATGTACCTGATAACAATTCACGGTATTGACCACCTGTAATTGTTTCGTTAACAGTTCCACCTGAACATGGTGTGTATTGGACCGTTGTTGAACCCGAGAAGTAATACAAATCACAAGTTTGTACTGGTGGTGTTGAACTTGGAGTCGGCGTCATAGTTTGAGTTGGAGTACTTGTTGGTGTAGTAGTTGATGTTTGAGTAGGGGTATTCGTTGGTGTATTTGTTGGAGTTTCAGTCTGCGTTGGTGTAGTCGTTGGTGTAGTCGTTGGTGTAGTAGTTGATGTTTGAGTTGGTGTAGTTGTATTAGTTGGAGTGTTTGTAGGTGTGGTTGTTGGAGTGCTTGTATTAGTTGGAGTTTGTGTTTGAGTGTTTGTTGGTGTAGTCGTTGGAGTACTCGTATTAGTTGGTGTAGTCGTTGGAGTACTTGTATTAGTTGGAGTGTTCGTTGGTGTTGAAGATGGTAAACCAGGTGTAGGTGATACGGTTGGGGTCGGTGTTGCGGTAACAGGAACTGGTGTTGGACTTGGTTCAGGGTAATAATCACACGCATCCAATACTTCAAATACGATGATGTTTGCATCCAATGCAACACCCGCAACATGGTCACCCATTCTTTCTAAAAACGGAATTGCCGATGATGGTAATTCCACATCAAATGAATTATAGATTTCAGGGAATGTATTCTGACCAAATTTAATATAAGATAATAATCTCTTGGCTTCCAATGACATATTGGATACACAATCCTTTTGGTTTGCCATGTCCGTGTTAAGGATGTCAGCAAAGATTAAGGTTAACTGATATGTTGTTGTGTTCTCATCGTATTGAATTGACTGAGGGACAACAAACAAATAAGGGTATTCTACTGTTTGATTTTGTGTTTCACCAGAATTGGTTCTACCAAAATCCACTAAATTACCATAACCAAACGAGTTTAATATTGGTGATTGTTCTTGGAAATTTTCCAAGATATTCAAGATGTCGTGAAATGTTACGAATTGATTCATCTATTTGTTTTTATTTCATTTTTTAATTTCTTTAGCTCGTTTTGTTCTTTGACAATTCGGTCCTTAATTAGGGAAGCGGTATTCAGACATAAATACACGTTGGTGTTCTCTATTTGCGTTATCTTGGTTATATCATCGTTTGCTAATCGATAAGTGAGTTCGAAATAGAAACGGGCAGTAGCTTCGGACGGAGCCATTTGGGTAGGTGTTTCGACATCTTCATCAACATCTTGTTCGTCTTGGTCGTCAGTTCCAAAGAACGCTTTGTATTTGAGATGTACTGACTTGATATTTGAAAAAAAAAATTGGCACATCCAAACCAAAATCTTGCTGGTACTTTTGTTAAGAATAATTCAGCACGTTCCATAACCTCTGATGACTTGAATGGAACAAGGGTGTATTTGTCGTTTTTCTTTGACTGTATTGGACGATATAACAACGCCATAAGGATGTGTATGGAATCATAGATTTTGTCCTTCTGTGAGAAGATTTCCATATCTACCCATTGACCCCACTTGATGTTCTTCCAATCGTTTTCAAAACCATATTCAATACCATCGATATCAAACGTTAGGATGATTTTGTTTTCAGAATCTTTTAAGACGTTGGATGTGATGATGGTCTCCACAAATTTCATTTGGTCATAAGGGACATCCATTAAATCTTCTTTATCAACATCCAAATATAAACTCATAAGTTCAACCAAGTTGTTGTACTTAATCGGATTCTTCTGAACCTTCATGTATTTCTCCAAATTCAGTTCCTCTTGAACTGTTATTGTTTTGTCATCTAATTGTATTGTTATCATACTATGGTAAATTTTCTTTGTTTTTGTCCAACCTTCATTTGTAGGACATATCTAATTGGGTCAATACAGTGATTGTAGTCATCGACTGCTTCATCCAAGTTCTTTAGGTTTTTATCTTGTTTCCATACATACTGGTTTAATTCATCCAATAGATTTACCGATGTGTTGGTAACAAAAAAGTTATGTCGTTTTATAAGGTCAATACCGTGTAGGATTGTCCCCTTTGCAACAGGTTTACAATTTATTCCATTTCTCTTCATTTCTTCAATTGCTTGTGGGTTTGCTGAGTCGGCAATAAAATCGTCTTTTAAATTTATATCCAAATCTTTAATCTTGTATATGAAATCTGGTATGGTTGTTCTTTTGAGATATAATAATTCATCTACGTAAATGTTCTCATCATATTTGTAGACAGCAATCAGGGTCTGAGCATCGTGGTATCCGTAGTCAATTCCATATCCAAGTAGTTTTGCCTCATCAGGTATTTCTGATATTACCTGTTGGTGGTTGAATACAACTCTTGTTGGAACACCCTTTTGTCCAAGACCAAAGACCCTCCATAAGTTTTGGTCTCTGTATTGTAGTTTTTCAATCTCTTTGATTTGAACCTCTGATAAGAACGGATTGTCTTTAAAGGTAACAATGGTATAGAACACATCTTCCTGTCCTTCCAAGTCATATATCCAAGAGTTCCACAACGATGGGTTTAAATCAATTATAACCCTATCAGATGTACGAAGTATTAGTTGGGTATACTCTTCTTCAGATATTTCGGTTGCTTCGTTTATAAACAGGTAATCTCTTTTTCTACCTCGTAGTTTAGTTTCATCATCGACACTAAACCATTCTATTATATTTGTTCCAAGTTCATAATAACCATCAACCGAATGCCACTTTGCCTGTTCGTATAAACCAAAGTTAATTAAGATTTCTTTTAAATCCCTTAAGACAGAACCCTTTAATGCTGGTAGTGTCTTTCTGACAATTGATAATGTTTTCTTATCTTCTTGAAGTAATTTGTAAATCCAATAGATAAGAATGTTATAGGTCTTGGATGCACGAGAACTTCCTTGAAAAACACATACACGTTTGTCAGTGGTTAATAGGTCTTCGAATACTCTCGTGGTTTGGATTTTAGTCATTTATTCGTTTTTCAAGTTTCCAATCAAACCCCCATAGGGTAAAGTTTTTCTTATATCCCCTTAAGATATTCTTAATGTTATTCACACAAGGTTTCTCAAAGTAGTTTTCAATTTCTTGTAGTGTGTTAAATGTCTGTATATAATTACCTTCCAAATCATACTGATTGATAATATTATTTCTTTCAAGTTTCCATTTATAACCATAACTGGTTTGATTTCCTTTTCTAATACAATCTTCAATATGATTGTGTGAATCAAACCCCAATGTTGTTTCTATTTCAGTTATGGTGTTCCAACTACGGATAAAGTTGTCTTCCAAGTCATACTGATTGATAACATACTTTTCCAACTGTTCACCATTTAATCTTTTCTTTGAGAACTCTGCGTATTTTTCATTTAACTCAAACCCAATGTAATTTCTATCATTACAACCCAATCCTGTCGTTCCTATTCCACTAAAAACATCAAGGATGGTATCACCTTCATCTGTTAGTAAATTGATGAAATATGTGGGTAATTCTTTGTGATATGGAGCGGGGTGTCTAATGGTGTTATCCCTTGCCAATCCCGCTGTTGGAAATCTGAATACATTATCTGGTCTAATTCCATTTTTTAATTGACTTGAATAATCAATTGTTTTTTCTTTTACCCTTTCCCCATCTTGAATTGTTCCGTGATTCTTTACCGTCCATTGGTATTTGGCTCTATCACTTGTTGCTTTGGCTGGTTCCTTTAATGCTCGTTCCATGTGAAACTTTAACTCCTTTTGGTTCTTAACAAAATGGAATATAAACTCTGTATTGTTTCTAAACCTCTTTGGTGAACCATTTGGTATTCCGTTCATCTTATGCCAGATGTAGGTATCATAAAACTTTAAGTTTGTTTCCTTTTGACTACGGTATATCAGTTCATAGATAAACGGGTTTCTTAACCCATTAGAACAATTATCATTGATGTTTAATATGAAACTACCACTTGGTTTAAGAACTCTGTGTATTTCATTGAATAGGGGTAATAACCAATCACAATACTCACCAGGTTTTTTAATTGATATATCCTTACCATAATTCACAATATCTGCGTATGGTGGTGATGTGATTACCAAATCTACAGAGTTGTCGGGTAAGTCCTTAATCAACTCAAAACAATCACCTAATCTAATATCAATCATTCCCCCTCTTCAATATTCTTCTTGATGATTTCAATTTGGATTTTTTCGTTCTGGTTGAGTTTCTCACCTTGAGTGGTGATATCCACTTGCTTCTCTCTCCAAGTGTCTCTAAACTTGTTTGAAACGACAATACCCCATAATCTTTGGTTGAACTTATTGGACTCCCCATTTCTAACTGCTTCGTGAGCTTTATCATACCACCATTGTTCACAGAATTTCTGATATTCATCAAAGGCTTCCTTGTACTCCTTTGAGCGATTCAATAAATTATAATGTGTTTGCCAAGAAATACCCAATTCAATTAGGAAATGTGTTACGTGTTGACCGTTCTTACCAGCCTCAATCATTATCTCTTTCCATGCGGGTGTTAGATAAGATTCCACTCTTGGTCTCCCGACTGGTCTTTTATTTTCGTCTTTCATTATCTACGTTTTTTTGTTGTATATTTTATTCCCATAAGTGCAACAGCATTTTTAATTTCATTGATTACCTGTTCATTTGATGGTACACCTGTTGAGTTTGGATATAGTTGTGAAAATACACCATATAACTCCATCCAATCAAAGTCATCCAATTCTTCTAATGACTTATGTTTTAATATTCTATCATCCACTTCTTTTGCTATTTTGAGGTGGTCAACAGATTTTAAATTATTTATTGTTTTGGGTCTTCCCCCCTTACAGTTACATCCCATTATACATAATTTGTTGAATCCAATTTATAGGTTACTCCCTTTATTAAATCTCTTATTCTATTTTTATCTACACCGAATAGTTTTGCTATTTTTCTATAACCCATTTTCTTGGATACATAGAGTTTCTTAATTTGGTTGACTTGTTCATCGTTGAAATGTCTTCGATTTACCACATTACGTCCCCACAGTTTCATTTTCATAGCGTGATGGTGGTTCTCCTTCCTTGTAACCCATTCGAGGTTCTCTACGTTGTTATTTGACCTATTCCCATCTTTGTGATTTACCTCAGGTAAATTGTTTGGATTTGGAATGTGGGTCATTGCCACATATCGGTGTACGTATTTATTTTTTCCTTGATACCAAAACATTCGATAACCACCGTTATCCCATGTCTTTTTTTCTTTTCCATTGAGGAAAATTGTCCCATCTACTTTTATTTCAAGATTCTGTTCCATCTTCTAATTCGTTTTGTAATTCTTTTAATCCTTGAACACATAACTTGAATATTTCACTCATCTCATAATGTTCCGATAGTGTTGCTTCAGATTCAAGTTTAGATATTTGTTTAATCATATTTTCTAACGATATTTCATTTTCAAGGGTATAAAGTAAAATTTGTTTGCAGATGTTAGAAATAAAGTTTATCTTTCCTTGTTCATCCAAAGAAAAGTATTCGCCAGATTGAATATCAAATGTTGCCATAATTAAATTAAATATAATAATAAATATATCCTAATCAATAAAAAACCCCGTTGAATGGCTAACAACGGGGAGTAAGAGTAAAAAAAAAAATCCGAAACTACTCTTGCGATATACTGCAGAAAAACCTCTTACTATTTTTAATTATTACGAATTGAATACAAAAAGAAAACCCTCTCGTAGTTGGGACTTGAAGAGGGTTTCATTGTTTTTTGTAATATGGGCGTATTACAGAATCTGATATAAGTATACGTTTGGAAATTCTATTTGTAAATTATTTCTCTTTTAATTTTTTATAAATTAAAATACCATTGAGAATAATTGATGATATAACTGATATTACTGTAAGTAATGTTAAAGGATTCATAACAGCCATTCCAACAGCAATAGGTGTTATAATGTTACTAACTGGTATTAAAGTATCTTGTTGCATAAGCTATAAATATAATAACTTATTTTAGGATGGAAGAGGATAAGTCCCCCCTCCCCCCATACAGTAATCTGTCTGAAGTTTGGAGTGACTACCCTTTTTCCTATAACCTATTTTGAGGTTGAGGTTGTTCGATATAAGTCCCCAGAATTACGAACAAAGGAATCAAGTACAATCTACTTGATGGAGATATTATAATAATAACTATTCATACAATCAACATATCTTGAGAATAAAAATGAATTTCCGTATATTTATTTATATGGGACAAGAAAAAATTAACAAGAATCTAAAACGTAGAATGTTAACAGACGATGGATGGATATATTTCTGTAGAATTTGTGGAGAATACAAATTAGAAACAGATTTTTACAAATCAAAGACAGGACCTTTTAAGATTGACACCAAGTGTAAAATCCATTATACAAAGAAAGAAGTGGATGATGATGGTTCAATGGACCACCTGAAATTAAACCCACTATCAGATGAGGACTTTGAGGGGGCACAGAGACTATTAGAACGACTTGGATATAAATTTGGTGTAGGACATCCAACCGTATCAGAACAATTCAACCAGCGTCATAATTTGGAGTAATATATATTGGTATGGAACAGATACCAAAGTTAATTTATATTGACGACCAAGAGTGGGTGTGGTGCAAGAATGAGCAAGAATACAAACCTGCTTCAGAGTTTGAGTTTAATCAGGGAACCAGACATGGATATCATTTCCATTGCCGTGAGTGTTGGAGTGAGATTAGAAGAAATTGTGATACACAAGAGTCCCGTAGACGTAACGACCGTAATGGTGCAGACAGAGTATTAACCAGGTTGGGGTATGACATAATGTCAGATGTACCAGTTCACGAACAGTTCCTATCGAGACACGGATTAGTCTAAAAATATTTTCAATAATATTTGGTGGTTTCAAATATTTGTTGTTTCTTTGATGTATGGAAACACAAATCAAAAACATCAAATCAAACGACTTCGTCCCATACTTTGACTTTGAATATCAAAATGGTAAACGTGTATGTCCCAAAAGTAACTGTACTCAACGTTCAGTAAGGGCATCACAAATTGCCAACATTGATTTGGATTTTGGTATGTTGTTCGTACAAACTGGTGATACATCCAATCACCCATTCGAGAATCACGGTTTTGCTTGTATCTACTCATATCATACATGGAATGTTGATGATAACAACATCTACGACAGTAAATTCCAATTAACTCAATTGGGTCTTCCATCATTATACCAATTTGAAAACGATGACTTGGTAATGGTTGTTGATATGGAATACTTACAAAAATTGTTTGAGAAAAAAGGAACACATAATCAAATAGCTAAGGCTCACAAAAAAGTTATGGATGATATTAAAAAGGTTCAATACCAAGCAAAAATCAAAGGTGTGAAACATTTGTACATCTCTGGATTTGCATATTCATACGACAGGGGTTCATACTACAACACAAAAGATTGGATTGATGACGTAAACGAAGTTGAAAAAATTTTAGAAAAAACTTTTGCTTAATTTGTGTAATCCAAAACTTTAACATATCTTCGTAAGACTAAAAACAACAACCACTATGAACTACTTTGTAATCAACACCCCGAACGGAATTAAAGGAAGTAAAACCTTGAACGAATTGTCTTCTAAATTAAAAAAGAAGTATTCTAAATCACCAAACATCAAGATTGGTTTTGATATGGGATTTGATGGTGTATGGGAACTCATCATCCAAAACACCAAAACCGATAAAGCAATGGTTTTAAAACCCTCTAACAGAGCTAATGATGCTACAGAGGTGTTTGGATACTTCCGTTCATTTTCAACTCAACCAGTAGAAGATGAATTGGCTTGTGTTAGAAACAACCAACTTGAATCAGCATGTGTTCGTATCATTTCTTTGATGTCAAAATAAATTTGTGTAATCCAAAACTTTAACATATCTTCGTAAGACTAAAAACAAGAAAACAAAATGAAAACAATTTTTATAGATTATCCAACGATGTTCCATTTCACAACAGATAAAACATTTGAAACATTTGAAGAAAGAGATGAATACCTACATCAAGTATTAAAAGAAAATAATGTTGATAGTCCTAACCACGACTATGATGATTATGTTGTAGAAGCGGTTGAACCAATCGGTAAAAAAGGTGAAAGAGAATATTGGTGCATTGGTTCATAATAATAACTATGAAAATCAGAACTGAAGTTAAAAAAAATTAACGAATAATC